CTTTCGAAAACATTTCAATGATAAAAGATATTAAACCAATACTCCGCCCACTTTCAGACCTTACAAAACCTATTACCATTAAAGGAATAACTTTTATTCCAATAAAACATAACGCATTTAAACACGATATTGAAAGCATTATAGAATTTCAAAACGGATTTTTGCACTATAAAGGTGTAAAATATGGAATAATTGAAAGATTAATTGAGTGGCACTTTGATATTTACGGACTTATTAATAAAGGATTAGCAATTGATATTAACACATTGAAATAATGCGAACGATAAAATTTAGAGGATTAAAAACCAACCGTAAAGAGTGGGTTTATGGTTCATTTATTCAAAACAATATAGATTGTCCTTGTATAATTGATATTTACGCAGAACAGTATGAAGTCATCCCACAAACAGTAGGACAATTTACAGGCTTGTTTGATATTGAAGGAACAGAAATTTACGAGGGGGATCATATCCTTCCTTTTAGCCTACAAACCAAAAGCAATAAGAGTGTAATTGTTTACGAATTTAATAGTTTTAGAATTAAAGGAGAAAGTTTGTACTGGAATTTTGACTTAGAACAAATTAAAATTATCGGAAACATACACGAAAATTAATAATTATTTTGTATATTTGTACTTCAATAATTGGTGGAGCATTTATTGACTTAAAAAAATTATTTAAAAGCCTTACAGTGCGGAACTCCACTTCCAATCTGTAAGGCATTTTTTATACAATAAAATTATGGAATTAAGACCATACCAGCAAGATTTATTAAACAAAATAAATTTTAATCCTAACAGAAAAATATTAGTTCAACTCGCTACAGGCGGAGGTAAAACCATCATTTTCACGACCCTAGCAAAGCAATACAAAGGGCGTGTTTTAATTTTAGTCGACAGCCGTGAACTAGTAGGGCAAACAGCTAAACACTTCGAACACGGGGCTACATTTGAAGCTAAAGACAAAGTTTTTCCAAAAACAAAAATTGTCGTTTCCATGGTGCAAACTTTGAAAAGTAGGCTAAAAAAACAACCTGATTTAATTGCTGATTTTGACCTAGTCATAATTGACGAATGTCATATTTTGCAATACGAAATTCTTTTGCCGTTAATTAAATGCAAATTATTAGGCTTCACAGCTACACCGGTAAGCAACCGAAAAGATAATTACTATTATGATGCAGAAGTAAAAGAAATGTTTAGAACGCCATTTACTGATGCAATAGAATTTACAAAAGACTTCGCGCTTTCTGAAATTTTCGAAGATATTATAGTAGGCATTCCAATTCAGCAACTTATTAGCGAGGGGTTTTTAGTGCCAGACGAAAATTATGTTATTCCGATTGACGAGGAAAATTTTAAATTTGATAAATTTGGCGAAGTATCAAATTCAGATGAGGTATTTGATGAAGCCTACCAGATGGATGTTTTAGCAAATTATAAAGAATATTGCAGCGGCAAAAAAACAATGATTTTTGCGCAAAATACAACTTTAAATTTATTCCTTTACAATCAATTTGTAGATGCAGGAATTGAAAATTGCTTTATGTATGATAGCGTAAATGATACCGATTTCAACAGAAGCGAAGTTGTGGAAAAATTCCGAAATACAAAAGGTGCTATTTTATTTAACGTCGGAGTTTTTACCAAAGGTTTTGATGTGACCGATGTGGAATGTATCATTGTAAGCAGACGTGTATCTTCTCTTTCTTTGTGGATTCAAATCGTGGGCAGAGGAAGCCGCACAACCGACAAACTATTTAAAGATAGGTTCATTGTAATTGACGGCGGAAACAACATTAACCGGTTAGGAAAATGGAGCGACGACTTCGACTGGGATAAATTATTTTGGGGCAAAGACGACTATAAACCCAAAAAAGAAGCGCCAGAAGAAATGTTAAAAGAGTGCGATAATTGTGGAGAACTAATGCCAGAGCGTCAATGTTTATGTAAATCGTGCGATCACAACAACTGCAAAATAAAAGAAATTGTAATTGAGTCAGGAATTGCAATTCAAATTAATAAAGTAGATATTGACATAGATAAAATAATTCGATATTCAGAAAAAAAAGACAAGTTTTTTGCACTAAAAGTTTTAAACGAACAAATTTTTAGACTTTTTAAAAATGTAGATAAAGATCAATTTGAAAGAAACAAAACGGGCGGAGTTGAACGTATATTTACAACCCACTTAAAAACAGGTTATTTAGCAATTATACGCTCCGATTTAAAAAGCAAAGCAAACCGAACATACGCGCAACAGAAGAAAATATTATTAAAAAAACTTGAAAACAAATATTTATGAAATTCTCAAAATACAAAACCCACAACGAAAAAGATAACATAACTATTGACTTTGATAAATATGTTGAACTGGTAAAAAATGGAGACCATCAAAGTCTAATATTTGAAGCAAGAGCAAACAAATCAGATAAAAAAAAGTACACCGAAATTAAAAGTAAGTTGCCAGCAATTACAGGAAGTTGCACCGTGAAACAAGGCGGGCGTTCAGTTGCTAACATTGACGAAATGAACGGCTTAATACTTCTAGATATTGATTGTGATGTAAGCACCGACCTACGCAAAAGAATTGATGCAGACAAATATACCTTTAGCTCCAACCGTTCAGTTAGTGGAACGGGACTAGTCGTATTTGTAAAGATTAATCCAGATGTATTTTTGGAAAGCTTTTACGGACTTGCGCAATATTACAGCGATAATTTTGATGTAGACATTGATCAGGCTTGTAAGGATAGATCACGTTTGAGATACATTTCGTACGACTTCGATATATTCCACAATCCAAACGCTGCAACTTTTAAAGCTAAAAAAGCACCCGCCAAACAAAAGAAAAAAGAAACTTTCTATTTTGCCAAAGACGACTTTAGTTTTATTATGGATCAAATCCAAAGTAAAAATATTGACCTTTGCCAAGACGACTACCAAAAATTTTGTGAAATTGGTTTTGCAATTGGTTCGCATTTTGGAGATTCAGGATTAGATTATTTTAAAACAATTTGCCAAAACGGCTCAAAGTACGACCCGACCCGAATAGAAAGACAATACTTAAAGTTTTGTAAAGGTGGAAGCGTTACTATTTCGACTTTCTACTTCCACGCAAAAGCAGCAGGATTAGAGTTGTATTCTCCAGTTAGTAAAGAAATTATTAAACGTGTAGCCGTTGGAAAAGCAAATAGCCAAATAATGACGCCAGCGGGCGTTATTGAAACGCTAAAGATACTAGGAACACATACCACGGATGAAGCTTTTATAAAGCAGTTAATCGACTCCAAAGAAAACTTTGCAAAGAATATAGACAATGAAGAAAATGATACGGTAAAATTAGATTTATTCGTTAAAGAAAACTACCCGATAGCAAAAAATGGATTTAACCAACAGTACGAATTTGAGGGGCAACCCGTGAACGATGAAATAATTAATTCCATCACAATTCACGCAAAGAAATATTTTGATTTTAAAGTTTCCGCAACCGATATTTCACAACTTATTTTTAACTCACAAGCCAAAACATACCAGCCAATAGAAGACTATTTTAAGAATAACAATACAACAGCTGCAGGCGATGAGATTGACAAGTATGCTGATTTAATACTACCTTTTAACGAGTTCAACAGGTGGGTGTTAAAAAAGTGGCTTGTGGGCGCTATACACAACTGGACTAGTTCAAACGAACACGAGGAAGTTAGTCCACTTGTTTTGGTTTTATGTGGTCAACAAGCCAGCGGTAAGACTTCTTTTTTTAGAAATATGCTTCCAAAAGATTTAAGAAGGTATTTTATTGATGAGGCAATGGAAGAAGGCGGAAAAGACGTTTTAAAACGTATGGCAACCTCAATGATAATGCTAAATGATGAATTTGGCGGCATGGCACACAAAGATGTTAAGAATTTCAAAAAAATAACCGAGAAAAACAAAATAACGGTTAGACTTCCATACGGGCGTTTAGACGTAGATTTGAAGCGTAGAACAATGTTATGCGGTACAACTAACGAAAAGAGCGTATTAAAGGACGAAACAGGTAACAGGCGTATATTACCAATATCTTTTGAAAGCGTCAAATATTCCGAAGCTGTAGAATTTGATAAAGATGCATTATTAAAATGCGCACACAATCTTTATTTAGATGGTTTTGAATTTCGTGTTTTTTCAAAAGAAGATATTGACTACCTGAACCAAAATACATTGCAAAATTTAGAGATTGAGGTTTCAGAAGATTTGTTTTTTAGCCGTTATTCGTTCGAGAAAACAGACGACCATAACGAGGAAGTTATTTTAAACCAAGGCGAAATTTGCAACGAAATGAACGTACATTTTTCTTACAAGGTTACAAAATACGACATAAAAAGAATATGCGTTAAGCATAAAATGGAATTAAAAATGCATCGTATTGGCTCAAAAACAAAAAAAGGGTACAGATTATTTAAGAAAAACGACTTCCAAAAGGTTCAGGAGACACAAGAAGTCCCGTTTTAAATGTTTACTTTGTTTACTTTTGTTTACTTTTGTTTACTTTTAAAAGTAAACACAATTTTCATTAAACACGGGGCTTAAGAGGTTAATGTTTACTTGTAGCCTATAAATATTAACTTTAACCTTATAGAAATGCATAAATACACACACATCACACATAATGACATATTATATACATTATAGAAATAAGTTTGAAAAACAAAAGTAAACAAGGCTACAAGTAAACATCAATTGAAAATCAATGACTTACAAAACACTAAAAGTAAACATTTTAACATGAAACTAGAAAATATAAAGAAAAAAACCACTGCACAGCTGCAAGACTTGGGAAAAAAGTCGGAGGAAACTATACAAAAAGAAATAGTAAACTATTGCAAATTGAATGATCTATTAATTTTCTGCGTGCCAAATGAAGCTACAAGAAATAATAGTAAATTTATTGGCATGGGCGTTTTATCTGGAGTTTCTGATTTGGTATTGATTTTAGAAAATAAAGTTATATTTGTGGAATTGAAAAACCACAAAGGAATACAAAGCGAAAGACAAAAAGAATTTGAAAGTAGAGTTTCAAAATTGGGCCATCATTATATTATAATTAGATCACTAGAAGATTTTAAAAAAATAATTTGTAATTGTAAATAATAAATTGTATATTTGTAAAATAATTAACCGTTCAAAGTTTTGGCGGACCTAAACGATTAATTTTGCTTAACAAATAAATTAAAAGAGCTTTTGTGATTCGTTCGCATTTGCTCTTTTTTTATTACAAAAGTATTGTTTATTTAAATAAAAGTTGTATATTTGTAGAAATAAATTAATTATGAAAATATCAGAACTACCAGAAGGAATTAAAAAAATAGCTTTAGAATATCAGAAAAGAACAAATCAATATTTTGATAAATATACAGATAGTTTATTTCTTGCGTTCAGCTGGCGCAACACAATAGAGGGATACGCTTTTTGGCACAAGCTACATAATCAATGCTAAACGAAATAGAAGTGTTTAGATTTCACTTAACCCAGCCTACTAGGAAAATGAGAATGACTATTGAGGACTTTAAAAATATGAAAAAACAACCAGGTTATGAATATAAAGCGTATCAAATAGATTATAATAAAACAATTGTTGTATATTTGTAGAATGGAAACAGAAAACTACATTAGGGTTTATATTTATATTTGCAAAAAAACAGGTGGAGTATTCCCTTATGGAAGCCTAAGATTAATCGCTAGTGATTTTGATATAAACATAAATTATTTTTATAATTTGTTCAGTAGAAAAAAATTAAAAGAATTTGAAAATGAAGATTTTAAAATCATTAAAACTAAATTGAAAAGATAATGCTAGTTAGAATAAAGAGCACAATGAAAGTCAATAACCTTGATCAAATTGTAAATTTACACGAAAAATTACGTGGTTTTATATTGATTAGATTTATTGACGATGTAGTGACTTTCTCCCATTTAATAAGTATTTAACAACAGTGAATTAACAGTGAAGCAATGGCAAACAATCAAAACTTAAAACCATTTCCAAAAGGAGTGAGTGGCAACCCAAAAGGAGCACCAAAAACAAAGATGCTTAAAGAGGTTTTAACAGCTGAATTACAGACCGAAAGTAATGGAGTGGATAAATTGACTGCAATTATAAACAAGTTAACTACAATGGCTGTAAAGGGCGATATGAACGCTATTAAAGAAGTATTAGACAGGTACGCTGGTAAGTCTACACAACACAATGAAACCAAACATAGCGGCGAAATGCTTATAAAACAGGAACTTTCACACTTCACAAACGAGGAACTTCTGGAGCGTGCAAATGCAGTTAAAAAAATAAATGAATAGGCATGAACTTGAAATATATCTAGAACTTTATAAGCGTAAAGAGTATGCTAATATACCTTTAGGCAAGTATTCAGATGGAGAATATTATTATCCTACTTTAAAACAATTAAAAGCCTTAGAATACCTAAATGATAATGTAACTACTTCAATTGGTTATGGAGGTTCAGCACGTAGCGGAAAATCATTACTAGAGTGTTTTGTTATAATATTTGATTGTTTGGCTTACGATGGTATTGCTTGGGGGTTAGCACGAAAAGAACTCACAACGCTAAAAAGAACAGTATTACTAACCTTGTTTAAGACATTGGATTTTTACGGATTGAAAGTTGACGCCGATTTTACGTACAACCAACAATTAAACAAGGTTATTTTTAAAAACCTATCGGATGTATTTCTAATTGATACAGCCTACAAACCAACTGATCCATTAAATACACGCTTTGGGGGTTTTGAATTAACTAGAAGCTCTATTGACGAGTCAAACGAAACTAGCGAAAAGGTAATTACTAAACTATTTGAACGTACCGGATGGAGGTTAAACGATAAGTATAATCTAAAACGTAAGCAATTAGAAACTTTTAATCCCGATAAAAATCACGTGTATCCAAGATTTTATAAACCTTGGAAAGATAGAAACGAAACGCTAACAAAGAAGTTTGTAAACGCTTTGCCAACAGATAACCCGCATCCATCCGTTAAAGAATGGGTTGACGATATGTTATTAACAGCTGATGAACAAACGATACAAAGGCAAATTTATGGTAACTTTGAGTACGATGACAACCCTTTAAGCCTGTTGCCAAACTATGACGATATTTGTGATATTTTCACAAACGATTTTATAAAAGGAAACGGACAAAGATATTTAAGCGCAGATATTGCGTACATGGGAGCGGATGTCTTTGTGATTACAATATGGAACGGCTTTGTAGTTGAAAAAGTTATTGCTATAGATAAAATTGATGAAACTGCAATAGGTAATAAATTAATTCTATTATCGCAAGAGTATAACGTGCCACACTCTAACATCGTTTATGATGCGGACGGATTGCGAAAGTTCACGGCAAACAGTTTAAAGAAATTAACAGCCGCCAAACCATTTACTAATAATGCTGCAGCAATAAAAGACAAGCAGTATTCTAATTTAAAAACGGAATGCGCATTTAAGTTGAAAGAGATTATTGAAAAGAAAATGTTATACATATCTTGCAAAGATTATTTCAAGCAAATTATGACAGATTTAGAAAGCGTTCGACGTGACCCTTTGAATGACGAAATGAAAATAAAATTAGAAAAGAAAAGTAAGCATCAAGACAGGACAGGAAAATCTCCAGATTTCTTTGACTCGCTTTTAATGCGTATGATTTTTGAAATTAAGAATACGGGGGGATGGGTTTAATTTAAAATAAAATATTATGAAAACATTACTTACTATTTTGGCATCTATTGCTATAGGATTTTCCGCTATCGTTTTTGTTAGCTGGCTTTTTTTAGTTGGTTTTAACCTAGTAAAAATTTACTACGATGCGTGGAAAGCTAACAAAAAACGATAGTTTTATTTCAAAGGGTTTAGTCATTGGCGTTAGTGTTGACGACATTATGGCTGAATTTAACGCCTTTGACTGGATGCAAATAAAAGAGGCAAACGAAACGGAATTACTGAATGATTTCAAACGCCGAACGGGTTTTGAATCAAAAAATAACAAATTACGAAATTTAGCGTTTCGGTATAAATTTGAACAAGCGTTAAAAAACCTTTCTGCTTTGGTGGAGGAGGTTCACGCTTCTTATAATATTCCTGCAGCTAAAGGAATTAATAATGCTGAAATAAATAAATACTATTATTTGAAACTTTGGGCGGATAAAAAAGGTATAGCAATAAACTATAATGAAACGCAATACAATAAAAGAAAACTATTCAACTTTTATACAATTTTATTTGATATATTTGCAGACAAGCTAACGCACTTTAACGCCTTTAACGCTCAAAAAGCAAAGAAATGATATTACAACCGATAAATAACGATTGGGTTTGTCCTGCTTCAAATGCGGATATAAACGACGTACTAAAAAATATCTTCGAGTTTAACAATATCAATTTCATACAGACCGACATAGCAGGGGCTTCAATTGATACAGACCCTTATTCTTTTTTTGCAGTTAATAGGGTTTTACTTTTTAGACCTGTTGTATTGAATCAGGTTAACAGATACAGCAACGCAAGTTACGAATGTTTACTAACCATAGCTAGGGCAGTTAGTCCATCTTTAGAAGTGGAAACAGGAAGCGTAGACGGTCAATTTGATACGATTACAAAGGAATTTTTAAACATAGCTTTTTTAAATACTTTGCGCTCCTATTTCAAATGTTGTGGTTATGAGGTTGCAATATCGCAAGTTAGACCTATTTGGAATAGTACGAGTGCGGTTAAAAGTGTAAACCATAGCGGCGTAGAAATTAATTTAACAGTTGAAATATGACAACCGATGAAGCTATTCAAACCGTTATAATTGAGAAGCTAAAAGGCTTAATCATAGAGAATGATATGGTAGCCACTAGAGCACTTTTAAATTCAGTTAGGTACGAAAAAAACGAAAGTTTTAATCAATTGAGTTATGATATAATTGCACTAGATTACATTGTAGGCTTGAATGATGGAATAGGACCAGGAGAAACTCCCTATCCAACAATTGAAAATATACAGAAATGGATTAACGCAAAAGGATTGGACTTAAATGCGTATGCAGTTAGAAACTCAATTATAACCAACGGTACAAGTTGGTATAAAATAGGCGGTTCGGACATTGTAACTGAAAGTATAAATGCTGAAAAATTTAATGAAGTAATCCGGCTGTCGATGCCAGATATAAAAAATAAAATAACGAATACATGGCAATTACTTTTCAAAAACAACCGTTAAACTTTTTTAACGTTAACGAGCCTGCAATATTTGAATTTACAAGTGATGCAGATTTAGGCGTAAACCCTAACGATCGGGTTGCAGATTTGGAGCTCAAAAGTTTATGGACTCAAAGGCGTTATGTAATTAAAAACATTTTGCCAAACTTCTATACTGGAGTTTTTCGAGTGGATGTACAAGGTTACATTAAGAGTTTGATGTTAGATAATTTCGAATATCGTTTTGAAAATCCAAACCAAGCTTTTAGTATTGAATCATTTAGTATTGGCGTGGATGTAAGACCAGAAAGCGCAACCGATGTTTTCGATGCGGCTTTTGTTTTTGATAGTGGATACATTTTCGACGAAAGTTTTATTTTTGCAAATAGCGTTCCAAACGACCCGAATATAAACACGTCTTATTTTCCACAAATTGGAATTACTCAAGTATCGGAAAAGGTACAAATACAAAAAGACCCTACCAAAATGACTATTTTAGCACCTACTTATTTAGAATTTGCTGAAGGCTTTAATCAAACTGTTAGTGTGTTTTCTGCAGGGCTTGGTTTATCGGATAAGTTTCTAACAGTAAACGGGAGTAACAGTCCTATTGCAATAGGGGAGGGCGTGCGTTTGGCAACGATTACAGATGCACAAATAGAGCAAATGTACTTACCTACGCTAATGACAACATCGTTTAACAATCCACAAATACCAATTTACGGAATTAAATATAAAGCTTCTGAATGCGAGGATACTCTACAATTCAGATTTTATACTTCATTTGCAGGTTACTGCTATTTTTACACACCTAAAGAAGCGTTAACGGCTGGGCGTAATAAGTCCGATGCGATTAATAACGCATTTTATAACCAACAAGACGGACGTAGTTCAGAGGTTCAAAGGACAGTAGATTATACGGAATCTTTAGCACTTTCAGGAAGTAAGCCGTTAGAGCTGCAGGAACTTTTTAAAGAGTTATTGCGTTCTCCAAAAGTAGAAATATTACTCCCTAGAGGTTTTACGGAATTTAAAGTAACCGGACAGTTAAATGTTAGAAAGTTTGACTTTGAATACACGTTAAATGTGAATATTGCTAATGTTAATCAAATGAGTTTATAATGATAGAGCTATTTAGACAGGGTTTTAGGTTAGATGTGGATAGCACGCAATTGGTTACTTTTAAAAAGGCTATTAATTTAAACGGAATACAAGGTAGCTACAGCTACTCGAACACGTTCCCTATTGACTTGACTGCAAATAACAGAAAGTTGTTAGATTTGCCAGATTTGCCAAGTGCGAAGATTAACACGCTTCGAAATGGTTATGAATTTGACATAGTATTAAACGGTTCTATTCACTTAAAAAATCAAATTGTAAAAATCACAAAAGAAAGCAAAGGTAAAGCAGATATTTACGTTTTATATTCCGATAGTTCAATAGTGGTAAGGTTAAAAAACCTGCTAATTAACACCGTTTTAAAAGACCGTGAATACAGAAAAACATATCAGGAATTTGTGGATAGGTCGTTAGAAATATCTACAGAAACAAACCCTAACTTTGCGGTGGCTTACGTAGAGACACAATCTAAAACAGGACAGTATGTAATTGAAGAGATGCCAGAGCTTGTGCGCTTACAATTTCTAATCACTAAAATGTTATCGGATATTGGTTACACTTTGGGCGGCGATTTTATAGATGCAGGAACACCAATTGAAAATTATTATATTTCTCCAAACGCTGGAATATATCAAATTAACGTAGGTGGTGCATCCGTTCGGGGTTTTGCTCCAAACTTTGAAAAGAGTCTAAACGCTTTTGATTTACTGAATCAAACTTTAGCATATTTTAACTGTTATGCCACAATTAACGATACTGAAAAAACTATCTTAATAAACAGATGGACTAATTTAGGCAACTACAAAACTAATTTTAAGGATTACTCAAAGTATTTTGTAGACTATCAGGATTTCACTTTTCAAAGTAGATTAGCCAAAGTTAATGATTTGACTTATTCAGAAAGTGAAAATACATTTAATTCTTTTTTTACGAACCCATTAAGCAGCGAAACAAAAGCCACTTATTTAGCGAGTAAATTTGGATCTGGTGGCACGCAATTATTTGACGACAGCGATTTATTAGACGATGGTACTATTCCGTTAAGATTAGCGAACGAAGAGGGAGAAACTTCAGCAATAAGAATTTATAAATTAGGAACTTTTGGATTAGTGAATAATACCATATTTGAAAAAGGTATAGGTCAATCGCCTGCTTTAGCGTACAAAGCGCAAAGCGTACCGATGCGAGTAGTTTACGACGAATTTCATAAAGACTATACCGATTTTATTTTGACGCCTTTAATACAGAATTTGGAATTTAAATATGATGCTATTTTAGCCACTGATTTTGATTTGTCAAAAGTATTTTACATAGAGCAACAGGCGGCTTATTGGATACCTTTAGAGATTAGCTTTTCTACAAAAAAGGATAAAATAAATATACGTGCGATGCTTATTAAAGCAAGAAAGGTTGTTAGTCCTACACTTAATAATTTTAATTCCGTATTATTAGACTTCAAGCAAAAAGTAATTTTTACAAAGGATTTCTTATTATCGATGTATCCGTTCCCTAGTCCTAATCAGTACCCTTGGGAGGTTGTAATTTTCAAAAGCTACGATCAAAATAAAAACAGATTATTTATAAATGATGTTTTAGTACCTGCAAACTCTTTGCCGCAAGCATTTAGTATTGCTGCATTGCTGGATAATTCAATAGTATTAGAGTCTAATGATGACAATGAAAGCAACCCTAACACTTTGACTGATGCCCTATTAATACAGGCTAGTGATACAAACGGGGGAGTTTCAAATGAGGCTTATATTACTTTAAAACATACAGGGGTCGCAAAATTAGAAAGTAACTTTTTGCAAATTACAGATTTTGAATTTATTAAAACGGGTGGCTCTCCTAGCACACTTCAAGCAATGCCATTTAATTATGTGGTTGGTTTAAGACCTAATATAAATAATACGGTAACGAGTGCCGTTCCTGTATTACATGGAGAAATTTCAAACCCACCGTCTACATTTAATTTAATAGATGCAACTCAAAATTACACTAATTTAAAATTAGAAATTGAAGCGTTTAATATTACAATAGAGCAAACTTCTATTTTAACACTTCCTAGAACAGATTATAAAGTTTTGATGTTAGTAAATAACACGCTCACTACTTTAGCGAGCGGAACAGTAGAACAAATAGGCGTTGCAGTAGTTCAAATACCTTATATTTTAAGGCAACTTGGAAGCGTACAATCAGGTACAAAAATTAAAGTATATTTTAGATTTGATTATACAGCCGCACCGTTTAGTAACAGAACATCAATAGTAACATTTAAAGAAGTAGCAGTAAAATTCACAACCACCGTAACAGTATAAAAATGGCAGAAGAAATAATAATAGGGAAATTAATCCTAGACAATTCAGATTTAGATAGAGCTTTAATCGACTCGAAAAAAGCAGTTATAGAATTAGAAAACGAGCAAAAGAATTTAAAAAAAACAACGGATAATCTATCCAATGCAACAGAAGAGCAATTAAAAACTTTCATAGCAAATGAAGCTAAAATAAAAAGCGCACGTAGTGAATATTCCGCAAACCAAAAGACAGTTTTAGAACTCACGAAAGCGCAAACTGGACTAGATGCGTCTTTAGTTCAGAACATTAAAACGCAAGAACAAGCCGCTGCAAATACCAGGGACTTAATAGCTGCACGAAAGCAAATTGATACTACAACAGTCGATGGAGCAAAAGCAATTACAGATATTAACGCAAAAATAGAATCTAATAACAAGCTGATAAAAGACAGTAGTTCCGCTCTAGAGCAGCAAAAGAGTAATGTAGGTAACTATCCGCAAGTTATGGGCGCGGTTAGCTCCTCGTTTAGTGGTGCAACTACTCAAATAATTGGATTTGGACAACAAGGAAAAGCGGTTATAGGAGAATTAACTGGTACAATCGGTAATTTCAGAGCAGCGCAAGAAGCAAGTAAAACCGCATCGCAAACTTTAGCAACCGCACAAGCGGCGCAAAACATAGCAACGCAAGCCGCAACAGTTGCAGAAACACAAAGGACGTTAATCGGTTTTCAATATGCAGCAGGAAAAGCAACGCAAACAGAAGTTGAAGCCGCTAACACAACAGCAACAGCAGCCAACGCAACAGCAACAGCGGCGCAAGCAACAGTACAAACAGCCGCAACCGCTGCAACAGTAACCGGTACAATTGCTACTAGAGCTTTAAGTATGGCGATGTTAGCAATTCCTTTAGTGGCTATTTTGGCTTTAATAGTCCCTTTGATTTCATTTCTTACCTCCACGCAGGAGGGAATGGATAAAATAACAGCCGTAACACGTCCGCTTACTGCAATATTCCAATCCTTTATTGGAGTACTGCAAAACGCTGGAAAAGCCTTGTTTGATACGTTTGCCAATCCAAAGCAGGCGTTAGAAGATTTTGCGGATTTCGTTAAGCAAAATTTAATAAATAGGTTCAAAGCTTTTGGCGTAATACTACAGGGTATTATAGATTTAGATTTCAAAAAGGTAGCAAATGGAGTGGCGCAAGCAGGGACAGGAATTGAAAATTTAAGCGATAAAGTAGCAGGAGCTGCAAAACAAACAGCGAAATTTTTAGCGGATGCAGCGGCTCGAGGTGCGGCTTTAGATGCGCTAGAGAAAAAACTAGAAAAAACTAGAATTACTAATATTTTATTGTTAGGAAAAGCAACCGAAGAAATTAAGGCGCAAAATAGAATCGCAGAAGATTTAACGAAAAGCAATAAGGAGCGTGAAGCCGCAACTTTAAAATCTATAGTGGCCGCAAAAGAAATTAATAGGCTAAAAAATCTAGAACTAGATATTGAAATAGAAATACTAAAAAATAAGCAGTCTAGAAATGATACGTCAAGAGCAGAAGAGGCGGAACTTAACCAATTATTGGCAAAGAAAAACGAAAATAATGCAGGGCTTTTAGAATTGGAAACAACGCAAACTAATAAGCTGAATAGTATTAGAAAAGACACGCAAACCAAAGCAGCAACAGCCGCAAAGGAAGCGACCGATTTAGCAAATAAAGAAGCGAGAAATAGAATTGATATTTTAAAAACAGAAGCCGCAAATAGTAATTTAACAGCCGATCAAAAAGTCGCAAATGCTAAAAAAGTTTTTGAATTAGAAAATGCTTTAGCAAGTAAAACCACAACAGGAAGCGACCGAACCAAAGCGCAATTACAAATTAGACAAGAATTGTCTAGTCAAATTTTGTCAATTGCAGAGGAGCAAATTGAAAAGGAATTACAAGCGCAAAAGAAAGCATTTGCAGAAAATAAAAAAATTAACAAAGAGCAACTTGACGGGCTTGTTCAAAGTGCAAACGATTTGGCAAATGCGCAAGTACTTTTATTAGATAAACAATTATTAAGTGAACGCGCATATTCCGATGAAGTTTTAAAAATAAATGCAGGGAAAAATGAAAGCATCGCAATTGCAAATGCAGTATTTGATGAGGGGGAAAAAGTAAGGCTGCAAGTAAAAGCTACAAATGATAAAGCACTTGAAGACATTGCGTTTCAAATTAGACTGCAAGATATTACAGATAGGGACGCAACCGAGCAGGAAATTAAAACCGAACTTTTAGCCGCAAATTATGCACGTGATTTAGAAATGTTAGAAGCTTCTTTGGCTTCGCAAGAAATTAGTGAAGATGTTTATAGAAATAAAAAAGCTTTAGCGGAAAAGAAATTTAACAGCGAAACGGTAAAGAATGATAAAATTTTAGTAGCTCAAAAAAACCAGTCAAATGTTAAAATGGTGCAAGATGGAATTTCTGCACTACAAAGTCTATTTGGAGAAAGTAAAGCGTTATCTATTGCATCCGCTTTGGTCAATACTTATTTAGGAATCACGGCGGCTCTTAAAGCTCCAACATTAGCGGAGAGAATTGTGGGAATTACACTCGCAACAGCAACAGGATTTGCAGCCGTTAAGAACATTTTGAAAACAAATAAAAGCAGTAGCTCAATTGAGGGCGGCGGTTCTGCTCCAGTTACCACAACGGGTGCGGGGTCGTTTGTAAATAATTCACAAACCTCAACAATAGCAACAGTAAGCCAAGCACCCGTAGAAAATAGAACAATAGTTACGCCACCCGTTTTGGTTTTAGAAAGTTTTTTAGAAGTTCAGAACCAAGTAGCTATAAAAGTTTCGAGTGAATAGTAAAAAAACTATATATAAAACTTATAATTAGAAAAAATTATATATATTTGCTTTATGATAGATTTTATCAATGCTTTAGCAAGTAGCATAACTGGCAAACATACAACTGAATCATTAAGACGTTCAAATATTTGCGCGCAATGTCCAGAGAAAAGTAAGAAATTTTACGCTGCCATTGTTAATGCTGAAATAAAAGATGTACAAGGTTATGCGTGCGATAGGTGCGCCTGTCCAATTGCTACAAAAGTATTTGCGAAAGATAAAAATGATATTTGCACAAAATGGTAGAAATATTTATAGTAGGGGCTTTTGAAGCCGCAATGGAGAACAAGTTTAATAAAGATATTTTAGTATTGAAAAGTGGCGATGTTGCTCTTTTTAATATCACTTCACACGGTGGCGAACTTGAATGTTTAAAACGCATGACTGCAAAAGTTTATGCACTTAAAGAAATGGGCGTACACGTTGTTACTTACGTACCTACTTATGCAGAAAGTGCGGGTTTTTTCTTTTTTCTATTAGGAGACCACCGAGAAATGGAAGAGACGGCAACCGTTCATTATCATACGCCAAGAGTCTTTTTGGAAAATGGATTTATTGCAACCAAGCATAGCCTTACGGGTTTACTAACTGATATTTCAGCATACCAAGATTTCACGAGTAGCCTCTTTAAAGCTAGTTGTGATATTAGCGAAGACATTTTTGCACTACTTGAAAATAGTGAGTTACCAATGAATCGCGCAAATTTACAAACTTTAGGAATTATTAACCAAACATAATTTAAAAATGAAAATCAAAAATCCAATTTTAGCGACTATGTTAGCGAAGTTAGGCGTAGAAGTGAAAGCAGAATTAATGGTAGATGATACCAATGGTTTATCAATTACTTTTCCCGACATTTCGGATGTAGTAGAGATTGCAGAAGGTGTTTCTGTAAATGCTCCAGATGGTACTTATACAGTAGCAGACGGAGAAAACACAATTACTATGACTGTTTTAGGTGGTATAGTAACAGCTTATGAACTTACTACGCCAGACGCTCCAGAAGCTCCAGTTGAAGCAAATGCAGAAGTGCTTGCAGTATTAGAGGCGGTTGTAGAAGCAAACGTAAAGGCAAACGGTTTAATCGTTGCTTTACAAGCTGAAATGAAAGCTCTTAAAGTTTCTTTGAAACACGAAACATTACAAGTTGGTGCGGCTGCTGCACAAAAAAACACAAAACCACAATTTAAAATCATAGGATAATATGGCAACATTAAACCAAGTATGTATACCTGCAGGTAGAATTGTAGAAGGAGTTTTTGAATTAAGCTCAATTGAAGAGGCTTTATCAATCTCATCTTTAAAGTATAACACTACTTTACAAGTAGATGAAGATAGCATCTTTTTAGCTCCCGAAGCGATTACGGATGCAGTAGCAATGGCAGGATGTGAGATTACGGAATCTTGCGACTTACCAGCGGTATTAGAATCTAACCAGTATAATTTCATGGCGGGTTGTGATTTATGTTTGAATGAATTGACTTCCAACGAAAAGAAAGTTTTCGGAATTAACGTATCAAAACCAGAACCAACAGCGGCTTTGTCTTCTCGTTACGAAACTGGATTTATTACTAAAATTTTAAATTCAACACGTAAAATTAACTGGTTAGGGTCAAAGGCTTATGTAGCGGCTAATTTAGCGAATGCTGCATTGTTACCTAATTACATTAAAGCGGATGGAATTTGGACTAAAATAGTTGCACTTTCTCCTGCAGCTCCACGTTATACAATTGACAAAAATGCAGAGTTAACAAAAACTTTGCAAACTACATGGACAGGGGATGAGGTTTTAGACGTTATTGAAGAGATGCGTTTATTACAATCAGACACAATGAGCGCGGTTGTAGACACTTTAAAATTCGTACAAATTACAGCTGAAATGTATGACGCTCTTATTCGCTCTATGCGTTTAAAAGACTTCGACTTATGTTGTGTGGGCTCTTTAGCTTCGCAAGTTGCGGGGGGTGTTGAAGTTCCAGTAATTTTATACGGAGATTTAACAATCGTTAAGTACACTGAATTAAGTGCTGCTATTCGTGATTTAGCTTTAGTAGGAGATGCTTGGAATTTGCCAAACAGAGTAGTTATGTCTTTAGGTTTACCTATCGTAAATTACACACAAGCGGGTTCATTTGAAGAAGAGTTTACAGCCGTGAACGGTAAGTATTTGGCTTCTTACAGTTTAACAACTGCAATTGTAGACCCTTTTCCAGCGGACTTCTACGTATTAGGCTACTAATTTTTAAAAAAAAAATAAATATGGCTTTATGTTATAAACCAGCGGACGTATTAAAAGCGTGCGACTCATCAGATTTAAATGCCCTCTCAGGGGGGCTTTTAATAAATTTAAAAGCGTTCAAAGCTGTAAAGGCAACGGGTAAGAAATTTACTTATGACGATATTACAGTAATTGACCCGACGACTAACGCTTATCCTGTTGTAGGTAGTGATTACTATCCTATACTAATAGAATGGGAGAAAAACGCGGTAAAACCTAATTACGAGGTTGTTTCTAGTGATGTAAAAAAAGACACTTACGTACAAGTTGCGAGCGGTTTAATTATTGCAAACAGCGAAAGCGATGCCGGAAAAGAAGCGGTTATGTCTTTAGCGACTGAAAAGTACGTATTTGTTTATGCACTTTCTGGAGTATCTGACGAACTAGATACTTATCAAGTTTTAGGCTCTAAAAATGGCTTACAATTTGTAGTTGAACCAACTAGTGACGAAGTAGGTGGACGTGTTACAGGAACATTACGAAGCTTAAACGGTGGAGCAGAAGGGAATCCAAACGGATATAACTTCTTATTAGATACTGGACTACCAGCAACAGAAACGTTATTTAACAACCGTTTTAGTACGGTAGTAATTTAATGACTAGGGAAGAATTTAACGCCTTGCCTGTAGAGGTAAGGCGTTTTATATCTAACCACGCGGGGTGTTTAGGTTGTGGCGGAAATGCGGAACAGAAACTAACTAAAGCCTACGAGCTTTATAAAACACAAAGAAAAATGAAAGCATATCAATTACACGGAGGCGGTATTAACTACCTTAAAGATGGTCAAAAAGGCGTATTATACCCTATTGACGCCAATGATACAGCGGATAGCACACACCAAAAAATAGAAATTGCAAAAGCAATATACAAGGCCAGTCCTCACGTATTTACAATATTTGACAAAGATGCAATAGCTGAATTATTAGAAAGTTTAAAGCCTGCTGAAATTGTTAATCTTGACAATGTTCAGAAAAGACAAAAAAACGGAAAATTTAAAAAATAAAAATTATGTTCACAGACTTTTTTAAAGTCAAAGGCAAAAAAAAGAGAAAAGCCGTCGATACTAAGGGATATGTCCAATTAGACGGCGGCTTATTTTTTTCCAACCTTGACGAAGCGTATTTAAATAGTCCAACGGCAACAATGGCACTTTTAAAATTCCACGAGTATGCCGTGCCTGCTAATCTAATGCAGAAGTATCAGGAGCTTTGGAAAAAAATAGAAAGCGATTACATACGTTACGGATACTATATGATTTTAGTATCTTATAATGTGGATGCTGAAGCTATACATTGGGATTACTTAAACCCTAAAAAATTCCTAGTAAAAGATTTTGATGACAACGATAACGCATCTACTTTTATTAACATCGTTTCTGACAAAGAATATCCAACTTTTAACAGTTCAAAAACAGTAGTAAGGTCGCAATTTGAAAAGCAAGGCTTTAGTAAGTTTGCAGGTCAAATATACATGTATAACGACAGCTCTTTACCTTATAGAGTAACGCCAATGTATAGCGTTTTGAAATGGATGCGTACAGAAGCTGATGCATCTACTTACATAGATAAAGCGTGTGATAATGCGATGTTTGGGAATAATATTTTTATAGTTAAAAAATCAAGTTCCGCAACAGAAACAGAAATAGCAGTTTTAGAAAGTGTAAAAGAAGCGATTAGCTCCACAAAAGGAGTTGATGAAGCAGGTCAAAATTTACTAATTGAATACAGCGGAGATATTGACGATGTATCTAAATTACTTTCTAAAGTTTCAATTTCAAATGATTTTGAAGTAGACTTGTTGAATAATGCGGATGCAAAAGCAAGTGAAAAGATAGCAATGGCTTGTTATGGTTTCCCTTTAATTTTGGTAAAACAAAGCGAAGGAGTATTTGGAAATAGTGGAGAAGCTATTTCGGTGGCTACTGATGAATGGGCAAAAACGTGCCAAAAAGAAGCCGTTAATATTTTAGACGGATTTAAAAAAATAGGCTTTCAAATAACAAAAGAAGAAAATGATACCATTAACGACCCCAACAATACAGGAGCTTAAAGAGTTTTATCCCGTTTCTAACTCCATAACGGACGATAAAAGGCAGCAATTATTTGACTACGTGAAAAACCACGTTTTAATTAAAATGTTTGGATTTCAAGCGGCTACGCAAATAATAGAGGGTGCTATTGTAGGCGGTGCAAGTTCTACATTTATAGGATTTCAGAAGTTTACAGCGTTATTGTGCGCTTACCAAGAGATAAAAGACCCTTTGGTAAGTACCAACTTTGGCGCTAAAATAATCGACAGAACGGGCGCAATAAACCCGACTAACGGGCAGAAAAGTATAACTCTTATAGATATTGAAAATACAATTTCAATACATTATAAAACAGCCTTAGTATTAATTAACGAAAATAATTGTCAAGACGTGCCTAATTGGGGCGGCTACTTTTCTTATAAAATTTCTAGATTATGATTGATCCATACGAATTTAACGACGCAAATGCGCAAGGAGATAAAGAGGCCGTTATACTTCCAAACTTACCTAGTTTGGTAAATAAATTAAGTGCTGATGAAACCAATGGTATAAAAGACAAGATTAACGAGATTGCGCAAGTAGTTAATGTAATTGATCCGGATAACGCCAATTTACAAAGTGTTACTAATAGCGGAAATGTTACGGATAAAGAAATGATAGCTGTATCTGACGGATTAGTTCCTGACGATGTATTTAATCAGGCTGTATTTTCTAATAAAAGTTTTAAAGCAATAAATACCGATACAAACAATAGCATTACTGTTTTATCTGATAAAATTCAAAGTGTAAAAACAGACGGGGGTTTTGAAAGCACAATTAACGTAAGTAATGCAGTGCCAACAGAAACGGCAACGTACGAACACGTTAAGCCTAATAAGTCGGGTACGTATGCAATGACTGACGATGTAGGCGTAGCAACACTACAACAAGCCACAGCAGGATCAAATAAGAATTTAGTTGACGGAATATTTCAAGCGGGAGAAGGAGCAGGAAACGGACAATCGGGCGTAAATGTTAATCAGTTTGGAAATGAAGCAGGAAAAGGAAACACGGCAAACCATCAAAATGCTTTAGGTATAGGGGCTGGAGAGAATAACTCTGGAAATGATGTTAATCAATTTGGGAATGGTGCAGGAAGAGACAACACAGGAAATGATCAAAATGCTTTAGGACCAAGTTCTGGAGAGAATAACTCTGGAAATAATGTTAATCAATTTGGGAATGGTGCAGGAGCGGGCAATACCTTTAACGATGTAAACCTTTTCGGTCAATCCACACAAGCAGATGAACACGGTCAAACCGTTTTTAGAAGTGCAAGCGGTTTTATGACTAGATTATCTACCTTACTTTTAACCGCAAGTAGAAAGTATATTTTGCCAGATAAATCTGGAACGTTTGCGATGTTAAGCGACATAGGTGTATCAAGCTCTAAAAATTTAGGACCAACAGGTTTGAACCAAGGGGGGATTTTGACAATAAACACGGATACTGCAAAGTTTGACCTTTCAGATGGTTTTGGTTACGTTGTTAACGGACATTCTGATCCCGACAATCCAACGTATACAAAAGTTACTTGGGTAGCTAAGATAGCTAATGCAATACCGAACCTCGCAACTCAAAAAAAAACATATGTAGCTGTAGATATTAATGGAGATTTGTTTTTGACTAACGTACCACTAACAGCAACACAAAGACGTAATTTTATAAGGATTGGGGTCTTAATTCATTTAAACAATTCAGCAGTAAATTACATCGATAACCAACCGACTATTAATATTGAAATTGGTGGTCAGGTGCAGGATATTTTAGAAGCTTTAGGGTTCAAGTCTTTGAGTGGTAACCGTATTTTTCCAGTTTCAAATAATTTAAAAATAAAAAAGGAACTGGGACGAGTTTTTAAATCTGGAGCAAATTTTGACAACCTAACAACGCAGCCCCATTCGTTTACTTTGGCAGCTCAAGAGCCTATAACTTTTAGATATAGAACTCAGACGGGCGACGAAGGGTCAGACATAACAGATATAACGCCAGCAATTTATGACTTAAACGGAACAATTACAGCCGTAGCAGCTACGGCAACGCTAGCGACTATCCAAAGAGTTTATATTTTCCAAGATGGGGTAATTCGCATACAACCAGGGCAAAGAGTATTCACAACTCTTAACGCTGCAATTACAGCGTTAAATTCAGATGTTTTTGTAACTGATTTGGATATTGCTGAAAACAGTTTATATCTTGGTGCAATTGTTTTGACAAGAAATACAGTGGATTTAAGTAACATCTCACAAGCTATTTTTGCCCCTTCTATTGGCACAACTGCTAACGGGTCAGTTACATCTCCTGCTTTAGGCTATACGGCGGAAGACGTAGCAAACAAACAAAATAACTTAGCGGTTGATGGAACGGGTGCAAAATATCCAACAGTCGATGCAGTTAATGCGGTTTTAGATTTAAAAGTAGATAAGGCAAGTGGTGAGCGATTAATAAATGCTACTGAAATCACTAAGCTTGATGGATTACAAAATTTAGTTGCAGGCACAAATATTACAATTGTAGGCGATGTAATTAGTGCTAGTGGTGGTGGTGGCGGTGGCTCATTTGTGAAGTTAATAGTTGGGGATAGCGTTGAAAGTGCAGCAGTAACGGGAACGATAGCAGAAGTAATTGCAAAAAGTTATACAATTCCAGCGGGTGCGTTTTCAGCAACATTAAACCCTAGATTTACTTTTTATGCGCAAAAAGGAGTAAGCACAGCAGGTACATTTACGGCTTCAATTTACCTTTCAAATACCAATAATTTCGCAACTGCAATACTTACAGGATTTTACACTACAGCAAGTGGAATAATTAGAGGTGTTTCAGTTGAAAGAATTACACAACGATTTATAGGTGCTAATTTATTTTCGAAAGTAAGTGTTACAAATTTGGTAAGTGATAACGGTTTAACTGCAAATAACGGAACTACTTTTGCAATTGACCAATCACAAATAATTTACGTGTGGATTACTTTGCAAAACAACAACGTAGCAGATAGCACATCAATTGGTATCGTAAAAATAACAGATTAATTATGGAAATATTTTATAAAGAAAAACAAGATGGTACATTTTACGGGGAGTTTCACGAAACAAAACCAAGTGGATTTATTACGAAAGAAGAGTTACCAATAATTGAAGCGGTGGAATTAGCTCCTGCAGAAGTTACTGCAATTCAATTATTAACGCAATTGGAATTAATCGGAATTACGCAAGATGCTATTTTACAAGTAATTGAAACTTTAGAAGCTCCAAATAATATAATGGCAAGAGTTAGTTTTTTACGTGCGACATCGTTTGATAGAGATAGTCCACTTATTTCGTTGGTCGGTGCGGCTTTTGAAAAAACAGAATTAGAATTGGATCAAATATTTATAAATGCAAATAATTTAAATTTTTAATGATAAATTTATTAAGAGAAAACTGGGAGGTTATAGCGGCATTAGGTGGTAGCGTTATTGCTTATTTTGGTGGGAAAAAAGCGAAAGAAATAAGCAACAAAAAAGACGATGCGGATGCTGTCCGTTCAATTCAAGAATTATATGGCAAATTTGCAGAACAAACAAATGACAAGTTTGAAGAGATGCGCAAAGAAATGACCGAGCTAAAAAGCATACTAAAAGAGTACATTGATCAATGCAGTAAATGCGAAAATAATAAGATAAAATGAGACTAACAAAAAATTTTAATAGACAGGAATTTGACTGTAAAGATGGCACTATTGTGCCTAAAGAATTTATTAATAATTTAATCGAATTAGCGGTAAACTTACAAGTATTACGAGATTACATTAAAGAAGTAGTAAGTGTTACAGGTAGCGGTTATAGGACAGAAAGCCGCAATACAAAAGTTAAAGGAGCAAAAAACAGCCAGCATTTAACTGCAAAAGCAGCTGATATAAATGCAGTAAATTACACGCCTAAAAAACTTGCAGAAGTAATTGAAAAACTTATTGCAGAAGGCAAAATGAAACAAGGCGGCATAGGAATTTACAGGGGATTTGTTCATTACGATATTAGAGGCACTAGAGCTAGATGGTAAACAAATAAAACCCGTTACAAATCGCAACGGGTTTTTTAATTAGTAGCGTGTAGTTATTAGTTAGTGGCCAGCTTAATCACCAAAGTTAATCTTCCATATTTTTTCAAAGCGTTCATCTATGCCTTGTATGTATTTGCTAGGGGTTGCTGCTCTTGTAAACTTTATTGCAATCTCTTTTACTTCTTCTAACGTGTAGTTGTCTTTCCTAAAAGAACTCCCGCTAACAGCGTTTTTGCAAGATTGTGGATTATTTGGTTCATTCATAATTATTTTAAATTTAAAAAAGCACCTCATTTCTGAGGTGCTTTAGATTTTTTTATTGTAATATGCTGCTTCACATATTCAGAAATTATGAATAGCGAATGTACAAAAAGATCGCTAATAAAACAATAATAAGGTAGAAAAAATAAGGTTCTTTAGTTTCCTTTGTTTTAATCGTTTTAAGAGCTTCAATTTGTTTTGTTAATACTTTTGCGTTGTTAATGTATCTTTGCTCCAGCGTCTTTAAATCCTGCTTATAATTAGTGTTTTCCTGCTTGTTTATAATTCTAACGTTTTGATACTTTTTACCATTTACGAAATAAGGTTTTGAATTATCAAACGGCTCAAATCCGTAACTATTTACAAAACGTGAAACTTCAATCTTATTTGTGGTTTTAATTTTAGAAGTATCTTTAAACACTTCTTTAACAGTTTCAGTTTCTTTTGTTTTCTCAATTTCTTTTATATTTTTAGAAGCCCCACAACTGCATGAGATAGCGGCTAATAATAGAATTGCTATTTTTTTTTTCATAATTGATAAAAAGTTTTTATTAATCCCTCGTGTTTTTTCATAAATTCTTTAGCTATTTCTAGGGTGTTAAATGCTAGGAATTGAAAAGTACCTCTGTAATTAAAAACATCTATTTGTGTACCCGAATAAACGACGCACTGTTTCGTATTTTCATTTTCCCAGTCAATCTCACAATCTCCACAATCTGCCATTAATTGCGTTAATTGAGCGTATGCTAATACGGATGCGGCTTGTTTTTTAGTTTTGAAAACGTTTTTGTTGTCTACAACTGGTTTCAAACAAGACCCAGCAAATGAAATACACGAATTAGCTATAATATAGTAACCACTTATTTCATTTAATTGCTCCCAACTATCCGCAACCTTTAAGGGTTTTAATTCAGGATAATCTAAATAAATTTCATTAGCCATTTCAGGCATTTTTTTAAGCATTATTTCAGCTTGTTCTTTTGTTATTTTCATATTATATTAATTTAATTGTGATTTTATAACCATTTTTAAAAGTTGTAAAACTCTTAATGTTTAATTCCTTCGCGATCGATATACTATTTTCAATTGATCCAATAGTTTCTTTATTCATTTGTGCGGATAAAGTAGATTGTTTGATTTTCATAATCTCACATACTTCTTTTTGATTTTTACCCGATAACTCAATTACTTGTTTAACTGTATTCATAATTCTTTTTTTGTTAGTGCAAAATATAAATTTTGCAGTTCGTGGACATATTTTATTTTCAAAAGCACTCTACTTGCACCTATTTGTAGTCTAAAATCTTCAAGATAAAAAGTTGAAAAATATTTAAAAACATAAAGGCTGTTTCTTTTTTCAAAACCAAACTTCAAAAGCCACTCTTTAGTTATTTCTATTGGTTCTACTTCTATACGTTCGGTATAATCAAATGTTATTTCGTCAACTGATATATACTCCTCATTTATTGATAAGACCACATTAAATGGCTTTTCTCCGTGAGTAAGCTTTACAAAATTGCCCAATCTTAATTCTTTTGCTTCCATAATTATTTTTATTTCTACAAATGTAAAACAAAAATATTAATAAAAAAAACATTTAAAATGTTATTTATTCAATTTTAAATTATATATTTGTAAAAGAATTTAAAACTAATAAATTATGGAAAAATACATTTTACATTACGATTTATATAGAAACGACGACTGGCAAGATTTGGAAGCTGAAATAGAAGCGGAAACCGAAACAGAAGCAAAACAAGAACTTTTAAGAATTACAAATAATTTAGCAAAAAACATTAAGATATGGAAATAAAAATGACAAACGGAAAATGGCTTGTAAACGGAAAACAATTTCACGAATTAACGCCTAACGAAATACAGATTTTAGATAACTTTTTTGAAAACTATAAAAACAAATAACCATGAAAACACAAAGCAAAACCAATGAAATTTTAACGGAACATTTCAGAAGCCCTATTATGTTAGGACATACAGCACTTCCTATTAATAACTCTAATTTTTTAGGTTATACAGATGGTCAAAATTCAGAATTTAAAAAAAATAAAAGATTAGAAATTTCTAAAATTTTATACAGAAATTCAACAGATAACGAAAACTGTCTAATGATTAAATTTAAAAATATGGAAACAGTAATTGACTTACTAGAAAAAATTTAGTTATGGACAAAGAAATTAAAACAATGATTTTAGACACTCTTTTTGCAAAAAGTATTATGGCAAACCAGCACGCATTACATCAAAATGAAATGCTTGCAAAAATTCCCAAAATGCACAAAGGAAAATTAAAGGAAAAATTAAGACCCGTAATATTAGAATTAATAAATGCGGAACGAAAAGAATTTGAAAAAGTAGACGGCATTAAAAGTGAAATAGTTACCGATGTGTACAGATCAATGGATAGATTTTTTCACACGCTGGCAAAGTCTGCATTTGTAGATTATGATGAATTAGATTTTGTTTTAAAAGCACTGGCAAAAGATAGGGCTTCTATAATCGGAATTGCTAACAAGATACTACGATGATGTTCCCTAGCATTGCAAACTCCAAGAAAAGAATGCAAATAATTGAGTATTTTATAAGTAATAAAGAAAATTCATCACGTGCAATTTCGGAGGCTTTAGGAATAGATATTTACTTTGTTTCTGGTACAATTAGCAAGTACGGAAAAGATAAAATAGTTATAATTCAAAGTAAAATGAATTTTGATAATTCAAATTAAAAACTTATATTTGCATAACTAAATAAATAGAAATTATGAAAACAACACAAACAGATTGGGATTTACACGACGCAGTAGACCATAAACCATTAGAATTTACAGAAGAATCAAATATTGAGTTATTTGGAATTGAATTGTCAAAAGCACAAAGTATGGTTTCAGGACTAAGCGTAACTTTTGCGGAGCGTGAAGTATTAAAAGACGCCTATTTAGATGTAATTAATTTAGAAATAAACGCTGAAAATTTACCAACTTTTAAAGAATTGCGTTTAAAATTTGTAAAAAACAGAACTTCAATTGAAAAGTGGCATAAAGAAAATAAAGCATTTTATTTGGCAGGGGGTCGTTTTGTTGATGCAATTAAAAACAAAGAAATTTTGTTTGGTCAAGAAATGGAAGCAAAATTAATGGATGCAGAAAAATTCTTTGAACGTCAACAGGCTGAAATAACAGAAAAATTAAATGCTGAAAGAATCTCATTAGTAGAGCCTTATTTAGAAAGTGTTATAGGGCTTGACTTAACCACTATGGATGCTTATATTTTCGATAGTTTTTTAGAAGGCGCAAAGGCTAAATTTAACGCTAAAATTGAATCGGAACGCATTGCAGAAGAGCAAAGAATTGCAGAAGCAAAAGCAGAAGCGGAAAGACTAGAAGCGCAACGCCTTGAAAATGCAATTTTAAAAGCAGAAGCGGAAGCCGCTGCAAAGAAAAACAAAGCCGAAAGATTAGAGCGTGAAAAATTAGCAAAAATAGAAAGTGATAAAATAGAAGCCAGACGAGTTGAACAAGCCAAAGCACAAGCGTTAAAAGATGCGGTAACGGCTTTAAAATTAAAAGAAGCATCTGACGCTAGAGCAAAAGCAGAAGCGGAATTAAAAGCAGTTAAAGATGCTGAAATTAAAGCAGAAAATAAAAGAGCTGAAAAAATAGCATCCGACAAATTAGAGGCTGAAAAGCTAGCAAAAGCACCGATTAAAATACAACTTACAAATTGGGTTGAAAATTGTAACATTGGACTTCCACCAGTAACGAATGAAAAGAGTATTGAAATATCAAATAAATTCCAGGCTTTTAAAAAGTGGGCAAAATTAGAAATTGAAAAACTTTAATAAATAAATATCATGAAAAACGAAATTACAATAATGCCAGTAAACGATATTATGTCTATGGCAAAGGTATTTGCAGAAAGCGGAATGTTTACAGATGCAAAAGCAATGGGACAGGCATTTGTTAAAATACAAGCAGGTCAAGAGATTGGAGTGCCTCCATTTGCCGCAATGTCAGGAATACACATTATACAAGGCAAGCCAACTTTAGGGGCTGGATTAATAGCATCTACTGTTAAAGGGTCAGGAAAATATGATTATAAGGTTGTTAAATTAGACGAAAAAATTTGTTCACTTGACTTTTATCAAGGGGCTGAAAAAATAGGTAACTCTAGTTTTACAATTGAAGATGCTAAAAAAGCACTTACAAAAAATATTGATAAGTTTCCAAAAAATATGCTTTTTGCTCGTGCAATTTCTAACGGCGTAAAGTGGTATTGTCCAGATGTGTTTTCGGGCCCCGTTTACGTGCCGGAAGAGATGCCAGAAGTAACGCAAGATATTGAACATGTAGAAGTTATTGATTATGCAGAAATCTTACAAGATTGCAAAACACTAGAGGCTTTAGAATTTCATTACAAAAGTATGCCTAAAGAAAAGCAAATTGAATTTAAAAAATTAGCAATTGAAATTAAAGAATTTTTAACACAAAAAGAATTATAAAATGGAATTAATTTTTTGTATCTTTACATTAAATCCGCCAAGATTAAGAATTTAAAACTATTCCCTTTCTTGTTTCACTTGGCGGTAAACTTGAAAGGGAATTTTTTATTATGGAAGTATTTAAAAAAATTGTTGGTTACCAAAACTATGAAGTTAGTAATTTAGGAGTTGTTAGGAGTTTAGACCATTATTGTATTGGAAGATATGGAAGCGGAAAACAAACAGGAAGAGTTTTAAAGCAAAGTAAATGTAAAAAAGGTTATTTAAATGTTTCTTTAAGTAAAGATAAAATTAGATTTAAAACTGGCGCTCATAGATTAGTTGCTATTGCGTTTATTCCTAATTTGGAAAACAAACCCCAAGTAAACCATATAAATGGAATTAAAGAGGATAACCGAATTGAAAATTTAGAATGGTGTACTAATTCAGAAAATCAAATACACGCAATTAAAAATAACTTAATAAAACACAATACTGGAGAAAAGCATCATAATTCAAAATTAACCAATAATCAAGTTTTAACTGCAAGATCGTTACATAAAATTGGTTTTACAATTTTAATGCTTGCAAAAGATTATGGAGTTTCAGCTCAAGCAATGAGTAAAATTTTAAAAAAAGAAACATATATTAACATTAAATAAATAAAAATTATGAGTGAAGTAATAGGGAAAATTATCGTTTTAGGCGATATTCAAATTGTAGGAAGTGCAGGAACTTTTAAGAAAAGAACTTTAGTGGTCGAAACCGATGAGCAATATTCACAAAAAATACCTATTGATTTTGTACAAGACAAATGCGAAATTCTAGACAAGTATAAAGTTGGAAATAATGTTAAGGTAGGTATAAACATTAGAGGAAATGAGTATAATGGCAAATATTACGTTTCTTTAAATGGCTGGAAAATTGAAACGCTAGAAGTTGCTCCTACTATTGAACCAGTTGTAGATAATGCAGCAGAAGATTTACCTTTCTAAAACTAATAAAACCCGTTATTAATTTAGCGGGTTAATTTAAAAACTTAAAAAAAATGGAAACACCCGCACACTACGACAATACTAACGGCTCACTTTACAAATTTTGTGAGGAGCAAAAGCTAAATAGTTACGAGTTTGATTTAATTAAACGCATAATGAGATGCAGGAAAAAAGGACAGTTTGAAGCGGATTTAAAAAGCACGAAAGTATTAATTGATTTATACATTCAAGAGCAATATGAAATTAATTAGCAGCAAAGAAGTAAAAGCGCGAAAAGAGGATCATTGCGATTATTGCGATCAGATTATAACAGTAGGTACAATTTACAAAAAATCAACTTTCAAAGATAAAAAATGTATAGACTGGAAAAGCCATTTAGAGTGTGAAAAACTAGCGACAAAACTAAAATTATTTAAGGATGGTTTTTGCGAACAAGGTAGTTTTTACGCGGGAGTTTTAGCTGCTTACAATAAAATTGGAAAAGAGAACATAAATTTTAGAGAAAAATTACAAATTGTTTTAAAAAAGTATTTACCTTTGCAGTAGTTGAAAGTCGGAAGTCAACAAATTAAAGAAATTATCAAGACTCTTTAGATGTGCCGACTCACATTTATTGGGTCTTTTTTTATAAAATAAATGTTATGAAATACAAAATCTTCTTAACAGCATTTCTACAGGTTGGACTTGTTGCAATAAATACCGTTTTAATTGCTAAAGGTTACGTTATAGGCATCTTTTTAGCGTCGTTCACGATTAGTATGTTATGGAGCTACAACGTGGTTAAAATATCATTATCTAACTTCTCAAACAAATTACTATATTCCTTTGGGGCTGCATTTGGTTCAATTACTGGATATTATTTAATTACTTCAATATTATGAAATTTATTTTGTATATTTGCATTACAAATGCATTATGCCTACGTACGGGGTGCTTTCTTATCGAAAGATGCATTTCAAAACCACTCTTTACGGGTGGTTTTTTTTGTTTAAAAACTTTAACACTTTAAAAGTTGAAGGGAACAAAAATGTTCCTTATCTTTGCTAAAGAAATAACAACTAAAAACTTAGAAATTATGACAACTCAAGAAATCTACACACAAGCAAACGAAACGACAGAAGCGCAATTTAACAACTTGTTAAACGGACTTAACGAAAGCGAAATAAACACTCAAAAATCATTAGTTAGATTAGGAGATACGAAAGAAGTTGCATTATGGACTGTTATTGCAAAAAGATACGCCGTTAAAAACTACGGAAAAATGGAGCGAGTTGCTCACTATTCTTAAAAAAATCGGGGTGTAAAAACCCTCTTAAAAACAAAAATTATATGACCCCTAACGATAAAATACAATCCCTGACCGATACATTAGGAATGTCAGGTAAAAGAGCCGCGGAAGTGATTGGAATGGATTATGCAGCATTTAGAAAACGAAAATGCAAAACAAGAAATGAAGTTTTTAGCGAAGAAAATTATTTAACATTATTAAAATTTACAAAATCATGGAAAAATTAGAATTAAAACATTTAGCGGGATATTTGCCTTATGGAATAAAAATACAAAACGGAAAAGAATTTGATGTAATTACAGGTATTTCAATAGAAAATATAGAATCAAGTTTTAGAGGTACTTTCGAAAACATTTCAATGATAAAAGATATTAAACCAATACTCCGCCCACTTTCAGACCTTACAAAACCTATTACCATTAAAGGAATAACTTTTATTCCAATAAAACATAACGCATTTAAACACGA